AACTTTTGTAAATTTTGCACAAAAACAGAGGTGTAAAACTATGACTTTTTACGATAGATACCAACAGCTTTGTGTGGAAGCTGGTTCTTCGGCGACTGGTGTTGCCGTTTCAGTTGGTATATCCCGTGCCTCTGTCAGCGACTGGAAAAACAAAGGGGCTGTGCCATCTGCTTCCAGCTTAAAAAAGATCGCTGACTACTTTGGTGTCTCTACTGACTACCTTTTGGGAAAAACGGACATAAAAAATCCCCCGGACCAACAAAGTCCGGAGGAAATCGCCAAAGTGGCACTATTTGGTGGTGACGGAGAGGTTACCGACGAGATGTGGAATGAAGTTAAAGGATTTGTAGAATTTATCAAAGATAAGAGAAAGAGAGAGAATGACAACAACTGAGTCCCTGTTCGATGAGATCGAGCGCAATAATATTGAGGTGTATCTGGGCAGTATGCCCGCTGCCAAGTCTGCGTCTGCCAATATCGGCGATGATTATTACATAGCGTTGGACGAGCAGAGTTTGGAGAGCACCGCAGAGGCCCGCTGCCGTCTGGCCCACGAAGCCGGGCACTGCATAACCGGGTCGTTTTACAACCTATACGCACCGCTTGACCGGCGCAGCAAGCACGAACGCCGGGCAGATAAGTGGGCGGTGAAGAAGTTGATCCCCAAGGCCGAGTTGGAGGCGCAGCTGCGCCAGGGCCCGGAGCCTTACGAGTTGGCCGAGTATTTCAATGTGACGGAAGAATTCATCCATAAGGCGTTGGAATTCTACTTTGAATGTGGGATTGCATAATCCACGGCACGCCGTGATTATAGATGTAACATCTCAATAGGAGAAAAAAGAAATGAAAAAAGAATATAAAATCCTTTTGTATGCATATCCGTTTATTATTGCAATTTCTATCTTGGCTACAGTAGGAGTACCGCTGTTTGCTTTGGCTGATGTAGCGTTTCTCGTGCTGTACTATTATATTTTGCAGAAGTCATTTTCAAAACTAAATATAATCAAAAATGCCGACGAATACGCGGCGTTTACGAATGGCAATGCAGATCAACGCGTGCAGGACGCCAAAGCGGCTGCGGAAAAAATGCGAAAAGAAACAGAGGACAGTTGTGCTCAAAAACTTCGTACTGTTGAAGATCAGATCAAAGATAAGAGAGAGCACGCCGCCCAGCGGGCTCGTGCTGCTGAACTGGAACTTGAGCACAAACAGAAATGCGTTGCTCAGCTAAATATTGAAATCCGCGATCTTAAAGATGAAATTGAAGTTGCGCAACGAGAAGCGGTTGCTGTTTCCTCTTCCGTCCCGGTAGACTATGATATATCGTCCGCTGAATATAAAGACAAATTTGCTCTTGCACAACTTAATGAAAAGGAATGCATTTCCTCAAATAATGCCGTATCTGTGTATTCCGACGCGCCACAGTCTGTTGTAAATGCAAATGTGAAACAGATCCTGCGTTGCTTTAATTCGGAAACGGCGGCTATTATCAAGAATGTTACCACGCGGAACATTGACAGTGCGCGTTCTAAAATCATCAAGTCCTTTGAAATGCTTAACAGGATTTTTGCACCGGACGGAGTGGAACTCGACCGCCAGCTGCTGGAGATTAAACTGGAACAGCTCAACTGTATGTATGGCAATCAGGTGATGGCAGAGCGCGAAAAGGAAGAACAACGCGCGATCCGAGAGCAAATGCTCGAAGAAGAAAAAGTGCGCCGCGAAATTGAACGCGAAAAAGCAAAACTCGATAAGGAAGAACGGCAGTTCAAAAATGAAATTCAGAAACTCATGACTTATCTACATAAGGCGGATGATATTGAAAAGCAGCTTTATGTTGACAAGATTAAAGAGTTGGAGGCGAAACTCGGCCTGTTAGAGCAGGACAGAAAAAATGTACTCGACCGGGAGCAAAATACACGCGCTGGCTTCGTCTATGTAATATCCAATATCGGTTCCTTTGGAGAGAATGTATATAAAATTGGAATGACACGACGGTTGGAGCCGATGGACCGCATAAAAGAACTCAGCAGTGCTTCCGTACCGTTTGAATTCGATGTTCACGCTATGATTTTCTCCGAGGACGCGCCGGCGTTGGAAACGGCTTTACACCGGCAGTTTGATGATCGGCGTATAAATCTGGTAAACAGCCGAAAAGAGTTCTTCCGCGTTTCTCTTTCGGAAATTGAAAAGGTTGTAAAAGAAAACCACAATGCTACGGTCACTTTTACTGCCGTTGCCAAAGCGGAGGAATATCGTCAGACAGTAAGGCTTCTTGAAAGCGAGCAGTAAAACACGACCATTCTGCCAAGGCTGGCAAAATGGTCACACATAAATGAAAAAGAGTATGAAAGAATTATACAGACAAATTGCAAAAATCGGCCGGCAGTACGGCGCGGCTAAGGTGGTGCTTTACGGCTCCCGGGCACGAGGGGACAACCGGCAGCGCAGCGATATTGACCTGGCGGTGTACGGCATAGAGGACCGGGCGCAGCAGGCGCTATTTGCCCAGGCCATTGAAGATCTGCCCACCCTGCTGGACTTTGACCTGGTCTTTATCCGCCGGGACACAGACCCCAAACTGCTGAAGAACATAGAAAAGGACGGTGTATCCTTAATGAGCAAATATGAGGAAAAGCGCGACAAATTCAAAGACGCAGTGCAGCGCCTGGAGGAGGCCATTGCCGACTATGACAAGCTGCCCAACTCCACCGTGCGTGACGGTGTGATCCAGCGCTTTGAATTCTGCACCGAACTGGCGTGGAAAACCTGCCGTGAGTATCTGCTGGAGCAGGGCTATACGGAAGTGAACAGCCCCAAGCCGGTTATGCGCCAGGCCTTTGCAGACGGCCTTGTGGACAACGACCTGGTGTGGGTAGAGATCCTGAACGCCCGCAACCTGACCACGCACCTGTACGATGACGCAGAGGCCACCAAGATCTTTGAGGACATCAAAGGCAACTACCTCCACCAGTTCCAGGCGTTGGCCGGGAAGTTGGAGTAAATCATAACAAAATAAAAAAAGCCCTACCCTGCGCCAACAGGATAGAGCCGATAAGCAGGAGATGTGCGTGCACATAACCCACCCAACACTGGTTATTGTATCACAGCCCTGCTAAAAAATCAAGCAGGGCCTTTTTGCGCCCTTTTTTAGGGCTGCCCGCTGCTATATGCAAAGGAGAAGTGTTTGCAATGCCAAGAAAAAGAGGAAACGGTGACGGAACCATCTATAAGATGGAAAGCAAGGGCTTATGGGCTGCCCAGTTGACTATAGGCGTGGACGCCAACGGCAAGCCGAAAAGAAAGACGATATACGGTAAGCGGCAGGCAGATGTGCGGGCAAAGCTGGACGCTCTGAAAAATGAACTTGCCACCGGCTCTGTAATAGAGCCGGACAAGATCACCGTTGCCCAGTATATCTTATCACTTGTCGAGACAGACCGGGCGCTAAACCAGATAGGGGACAACACCTACCTGCGTAAACTGGCCAGCTGTAAGCGGATCGCCGCCAGCTCCATAGGCGACCGCCCTCTGCAAGCTGTGCGGCCACCGCAGGTGACCCAATACCTAATAGAGATCACCAGCTGTTCTAATTCAGTGATCGCCAAGGACTACGCCCTGCTGGCCCGCTGCTTTCGCACAGCTCTTGATAACGACCTGATCCGCAAGGATCCTATGCGAGGAACGAAAAAGCCAAAGAGCAGCAAAGCCACCCGCAAGGTGCGTGCGTTGACCGTAGAGGAGCAGACCAGGTTTGTGCAGATCATGAACGACCAAGAGCGTGGCTGCCGCTACTGGGAGCAGATGATGTTAATGCTCTGCACAGGAATGCGTATGGGCGAGATCAACGCTTTGGATGTGCACGATGTCAATTTGACATTCCGCACCGTGAATGTGCGGCGCACGGTGACCAAGGACCAGACGGACCACGCCGTCATAGGCACCAAGACTAAGACCTACGCCGGGCAGCGGCTCTTGAGCCTGACGGACGCCCCATACCGTATTCTGTCCGAATATATGGAGCAGTGGCAACCAAACCGCCTGGATCTGCTGTTCTACGACTTCAAAGGGCACAAGGTACTGACCACCAGCCAGGTCAACTTACAATTTCAGCGTATCTTGAAAAAATACAATATGCTGGATTCTGCCGTGCCCGGCGTGGTGTCTCTCCATAGCCTGCGGCATACATACGCCACCCGCTGCATTGAGAGCGGTATGCCTGTTAAGGTGCTCCAGAAGCGCCTTGGTCACGCCAATATTGAGACCACCCTAAACACCTACTGCGATGTATTTTCAGATTATGAAAATAAGTACACAGAGGCGGCAGACGCCTATATGCAGCAGCTTACCCCGAATGCTCCGCAGAAAAATACTGCCCGGGGATAAGAAAAGAGAAGCGCTCCCTTGCGGGCAGTAACGGCGTTGCAGTACTGTTGCAGTACAATACGGCAAAAAGCCCGCTGCAAAGCCAAATTTTGTGCCTATATTCTTGTCACCTCGACCAAAAAGAAGCAGGACATTCTTTAGAATGTCCTGCTTCCTTTTTTTGTTTATTTACAAGATTTGAACTTGCGACACGAGGCTCCAAATGCGAAGCATTTGGCAGAAACAGTCCGGGGGACTGTTTCGCAGCAAGTGCCTTATATCTCTGTGCTCGATTACTTATTTCTGCCGGTGCGCAGCACTTTTTCTCCGGCGTTGCAGTACTTATTGCAGTACTTGGTCATGCGAGGTATAAAAAAGCCGGGCAGTTTTGATCTGCTCGGTCAGGCCTGTGGGTTAGGTAGATTGAATTTGTGTCCGATGCCTTGAAGAAATGCAAAACACCGGACGACGCAATCAGCATTTTAGAAGCTCTGCGCTTCTAAGTAAAAAAGTAGATGGCGGGCGGCAACCCGCCATGGGTGTGGGCTGCCCGGGTAGGTGGCTGCCCGAGCCGCAGAAAGGAAAATAACACAAGGAAGTAAAAAAATGAAAATAGGAGTACAAAATGTATAATGATAAGCATATATGCAAGACGGCCACCCGCCTTACAAGCCTACTGTACCACGCTTTGCAGTAAAGTGCAATGAAAATCTGTTCCGGGTCGTTTCACTGTACCAAAAATGACCCTGTGAGCAGTGAAAGTGAAGTTCTTTGTTGACTGCCGGTGTCAGTGACCGACAATCCCTGTATAAATGGCGTGTTTCCAAAACAGAAAAAAGCCAATCGGGCGTCTTGCTCGGTTGGCTTTTTGCTTGTTTATTTTTCCGCTTTAATCAGATCCTTGACTACTTCGCCGGCTAGGATCA